GTACAACCACAACAATAAGGACTAGATCATGGACGGTCTACAAAGCAAAATCTCTGAGGCTCGTAAGGCTGGCTACGGTGACGATGAGATCGTCCAGTTCTTGTCTCAGATGCCTACTGTTGGCGCTCAAGTAAATGAGGCATTGGCGGCTCAATACAAGCCAAAAGAAATTCTGAGCTTTTTAAATCCTGCATATCGTGCAGGAGCTGCGCTGCCTGAGTCACAACGTGCATTGGTCAGCGCAATGCAAGGTCCAACCTTTGGCTTCATGGATGAGCTGGCTGGCGCTGTGCTTGCACCAATTGGCGCAATGAGAACAGGCCAACCGCTGTCAGAGCAATACACGAAGTATCGTGACGTTGCCCGTGGAGCTGCTGAGTCATACGGCAAGGAAAGACCATTCGTTTCTACTGGATTGCAAGCCGCTGCATCATTGCCAATGATGGCAATTCAGGCTGGACCTAAAGTTGTGCAAGCCGCTGGAAGCGCAGTTGAGCCTTACGTTGCACCAATGATTGCTAAGGCTGGTCAATACTTAACAGCAGCTCCTGCTGCTGGTCAGGTTATGGGTCTTGGTCAACGCGCTGTTCAGGCTGGCGCTTCTGGCCTTGGCTATGGCCTTATTGGTGGCCTTGGTTCAACCGAGGCTGAGTCAATTAGTGACATCACGAAAGATGTATTGAAGTCAGGCGCTGTTGGCGCTGGACTCGGTGCAGCAACACAACCCGTGATGGCTGTGCTTGGTGCTGGTGGTCGCCAAGTTCTTGGTCGTGTATCTGACAAGGCTGCTGGACGCTACGCTGAACAGAAGGTTGCTGAAGCCTTACTGCGCGATACGCCACCAGAATTGCTGTCTAGCGCATTGGGTATCTCTCAGGCTCGTATGGGTAAGCTCGGCGCTGAAGCCCGTATTGCTGACGTTGGTGGTGCTAACACACGTCAGTTGTTGGATACTGTTGCAACGCTTTCTGGTGAGACTAAACAGGCATTGGAACGCGCAATCCGTGAGCGTCAATTAGGTCGTGCTGGTCGTTTGATGGGTGCTGCTGATACTGCACTCGGTACACAAGGCGCTGACTTCCTTGGAAGCCTTGAGCAATTCAACTTGCAACGTCAAACTGCTTCACGTCCTTTCTATGACGTGATCGACAAGTCTGTCATTACTGTTGACAACCAACTGATGGACGTTCTGAACCGTTCTAAACGCGCTCAAGGCGCTGCTGAGTTGCTGTTTGAAACAAAGACAGGCCAGACTCTGGACTTGTCCAAACTGAAGGTTGGTGAGCAAGTTCCAATGAATGTGCTGGACACCTTGAAGCAATCTTTGTACGACTCAGCTCAGACGTTGAAACGCGCTGGCAGCAGTCAGCAAGCCAACGCATATGATGATGTGCGTACAAGCCTTGTAAGTTTGCTGGAAGCAAAATCACCAAAGGTTGGTGGTCAATCTGCTTACACGCAAGCCATGAAGACTTGGGCTGGTCCTTCTCAGATGATGGACGCTGCTGAAGCTGGTCGCAAGGCTTTGACGGGCGACATCATGGACATCAAACAATTGACCAAAGGATTCACGCCATCAGAGATGGACGCATATCGCATTGGCGCTTTGCAAGCCTTACGTCAAAAGACAGGCACAGAGGCTGGTCAAACATCATTGCTGAAGATGTGGAAAGAGCCAGCAACGCAAGACCGTTTGCGTGAAGTGTTTGGCAATGACTACCGCAAGTTTGCGGCTGATGTTGCGCGCGAAGCTCGATTGAAGGGCATGGAGTCTGCTGGTCGCGGCTCTCAGACTGCTGCACGTTTGGCTGGTGCTGCTGACTTGGATGTTGCGCCATTGATGCAGGGTGTTCAAGCTGCTGGTACTGGCAATGTGCCAGCAATGGTTTCTGCTGGCTCATCCTTGATGAGCAAGGTGCAAACACCAGAGCCAGTGCGCAACGAAATCGGTCGCATCCTGCTTTCACGCGAACAGCAAAAGCTGCTTGACTTGAGCGAGACAATGCGCAAGCTGAACGCATCACGCGCTGCGGCTGCTGGTTACGGTGGCTACACTGGTGGACAAATTGGCAGCAACTTGGCATTCCCACAAAACGGACAATAAATCATGGCAACGCAAAACCCATACTCAAACTCTCTTTTGATGGATGCCTTTCGTGGCTCGTTGAGCAACGCAGAGTCACTTGGTCGTGGTTTTGCTGTTGCGCCAATTGGTTTGCTTGGTGACATCAACGCATTGGCGCGTCAGTATGTGACACCACGTCTGCCACAGGGTGTGCAAAGCCTTTTGCAATCAGCGCCAGCAGCACCAACAACTGAGCAGATTCTGTCCAACATTCCCCGTGTGTCTAATCCACGCATGGAGACTGCTGGCATGGAGCAGCTTGGGGCTGCGATGAATCCGCGGGGGCCGATCAACTTCACTCGCGCTGTTGGTCAATTGCCTAATACTGTTCAACGCGCTGGCAGAGAGTTTCTTGAAGCTCAACAGCCAGTTCGTATGCTTCCTCCAAAGCAATACCGCGGTACAACTCTTGAAGGTATGCCATCAAAGGTTGATGTTGGTGGAAGAATTGAGGAGTTTGGAACAGATCAGCGTTTGGTTGACATTGCAAAAGATTTGACGGAAAAGAAAGGTCTGCTGTATTCGCCTCAGTTAAAGTATGCAGAAGTTGACCCAACTCGCGCAAGCAAACTTGCCAATCAATATGAGTTGATGCAAAACAATCCAAGCGACCCAAAGGTTAAAAAAGCCTATGACGCAATGATTAACGAAACAATGGACCAGTACGAAGCATTGCGCAAGGCTGGTTACAAGTTCAATTTCATGCCTGAAAGTGGTGACATTTATGGCAACCCACGCAATGCCATCAATGACATTGTGATGAACCAACGCCTATCTGTCTTCCCAACAGAGCAAGGATTTGGCTCATTGGTTGAAGCGTCACAGGCCAACCCACTCCTAATGAAGACAGGAGAAAAGTGGGGCGGCAAAGACGTGACAGCCAATGATGTGTTTAGGGCTGTGCATGACGTATTTGGTCACGGCAAATACGGTGTTGGCTTTAGGGCTGGTGGTGAGGAAAATGCTTTTCAAGCTCACGCTCGTATGTATTCACCAGAAGCATTGCCAGCCGTAACGTCCGAAACCCGCGGTCAAAACTCATGGGTAAATTACGGACCTTATGGTGCGCAAAACAGGGTTGCTAGTCCAGAAAACACAATCTACGCAGAGCAGAAGACAGGCATCATGCAGCCGTGGACATGGCAAGAAGGTTTGCTCAACATGAAGTGATTATCGAGCGTTTAATGCTTCGCGCATTATTCGCTTGATGTAGTCCTTGTAATCAAGCCGATGCTTGTTCTCAAGTTTGTCAACGGCATCAACTAGCAATATGTAGTATTCATCATTGCTTAGTCTTTGGATGTCCTTATCGTCAATCCAATATTCTTTGAGGCTTTTAACCCAAGCCACCGTAAAGAAAAAGCACAATGTGAACGCGCCCCATTGGTCTGCAATGTAAGACGCATAAAACCAAAATGGTTGTCCAAGCAATCCAAAAATACAAGCGAACTTTCTGTATTCAATTCGCTTGTCCTGAATGAGCCAAACCGCAATCAACTCAGTGATTGCAATGAATAACTGCTCGATCATCTATTTCCTGCCTTCTTTTAATTTCTTGTTTTGCTCTATCAAGGCCAACTTGTCCTGTCCATCCAATTTGTGCGCATCGAGTTGAATGTGTGATGCCTGTCTTGTAGACTTCAAAGCCTTTTTGCTTTGCGTCAAAAATCCAGTAGTTTCCAGATTCAAAGATGATGTCTGATTCTTTCATCATCATCTCCTTAGAAGTTAAACGCTGGTGCGCGTGAAACAATGTTCTCGAAAATTGCAAACGTCTTTTCGCTATTAACTTCTTCGCCACTGCGTTTGAAAAGACGCTTGCGAATGTTTAGGTTTGAGTCAAGTACATAAACTCCATTGTCCCAGTTGTCTGTGTCTGCGCTGCCGTATTCATGACGATAAACAGTCATGCCAACTTCTGTTGCAAAGAAGTGCGTTGCAATCATCTCTGCTAATAGGTCCATGACTTTGTGTTCTTCATATTCGTTTTTGCAAACGTGAAGGCCAAGATGCTTGGCTGCTTTGATGAACGCTTCAACGCTGGCACGTCCACCGTTCCAATGCAAGTAAATGCAAGGCGCTGTTTTGTGTTGGCTAAATGTGATTACTGCTCTGTTTCCCATGATTAACTCCTAGTGGTTGGTTGATGACTAAATCATATCACACTTGATTAGGCAGTCAACAACTATTTTTAGGACTTTCCAAAAAACGCAGCCACCAACGGGTCGCGTTTGACTTTCCTTCTTAGCTGACGCTGACGCGCAAGCCTGAAGGCTTTACGCTCAACGTCCTCTGTCTCTCGCAGCTTACGTCCACGCTCTGCCTGAGTCATTGGTCTTGGCTTCTTCGCGTCCACGCCAATGCCGTAACGGTAAGCAGCAGCAGGGATTGAGTTGTACTCAACCCTTCGCCACTCTTGAATGAATACCTTGCCTTCGCGGTAGAGCTTGGCAACAATCATCCTTGATGTACGAACATGGCAGTGGACGATTCCAGCCAGCTCAACAGCCGTGAATGGTTCATCCATGATGGCGTGGATGATGCGAGGACGAATGACGGAGTTCATTTGAGCCTGTTAGCCACCAAAGTTGCATATCCAGCAATGTCGTGCCAATGGTCATGAATATCGGGATTGCCATTCAAGATACGAGCAATCTTGTGAGCGATCATCTCAAGTGCTTCTTTTTGATCTGATTCCAGATATTTAAAGTCGCTGTATTCATACATAACGGCCTTCAGTCTTTGCGATATATCGGCATGAGTTATGAAACTGCCATGCGTTTCTTGGCGCTGAGCCAATGTTTCATTGATGTCTGTCATGTGTTATCTCTTAATGCTTTTTTTCCAATTTCAGTCAATATGCTGCCCGAGTTCACCAAACCTCTGCGCCTGAGTGACCAATATGTGTTCCATGAGCCAGC